GTCCTCGGCGCGGCGAGCCACCGCAACAACGGGAGGTACAACGGGAACGGGCGAGAGTGGGAAACGCCGCCCGATCTGTTCGCGGCACTCAATGCGGAGTTTCAATTCACCCTTGATCCCTGTGCAACGGCAGTAAACGCCAAATGTTCGCGCTACTTCACGGAAGCGATGAACGGCCTTGCTCAGTCATGGATCGGCGAACGCGTGTTCATGAATCCGCCTTACGGACGCGAGGTCGCTGCTTGGGTCGCAAAGGCGCGTCGCGAAGCATCTGCGGGGGCACTCGTCGTCGGGCTATTGCCTGCGTCAACCGACCTAGCTTGGTGGCATGCTGACGTAGTCGGCCACGCGGAGGTCCGTTATATCCGGGGGCGAGTGAGATTTCTCACGGGCGGACCTTACCGCGCCAGTGGATTTTTTCCATCTGTCGTTGTGGTATGGCGGGCGGCGGCGGCGCTGCTCCGAGAGAAGGGGACCGAGGGATGAATAACCTGCTGGACCTGCCTACCATTGCGGAACGGATCGCCCATGTGCAGCAGACGCATCCCGGCGAAATGCCGGATTACGCGGCGGCGCTCCTGGCTGAACTCCGGGCGGCCCGCGCCGTGCTGCGAATGGTCAATATTAAGCGCGACCCAGAAATGAATGCGGTATGGGTTCAGGGCGAAGCCGCAGCGGCACACGAAATTGAGCGGGTGCTCGCTCGGGTGCGCGATGACTGACCGCCCCAGTAAATGTCGCAACAAGGATTCGCACCAACCGCACACTTGGCGGGGACTGAACACTCGGGGCGCGTATTCCTGTCCTGGCATCATCTGCCCGAAGTGCTTGAATTGGGCCGGGTGGGATGAAGGAACAGGAACGTGTGCATCGTGTGGGTTCATTCGGGTTCAATTGAAGGTTAGCCGAGCGCGGTTGCGTGAACAGATCGCCAGCGATCCAGACATAGACACGGAAGCAGGGCATGACTGACCAGCGGCTGAGCGAGCCGGAGATCGAGGCGCTGCTCGACCAACAGGCCGCGCCCCAGGAGCCGACATGAGGCACCGCCCGGCGCAACTCAACATCGTGTTTCGGATTACCAGCGCCAACGGCTGGCGCACCGAATGGGACATGGCGTTCCGGGAAGGCGCTCCGTCGCGGGTCACGTTGGCGCAGTACGCGCCCAACAATACGGTGAGCATCGGGCCGGGGCCGGTGGAGTTGAGCCCCGAGGAGTTCTTTCAGCGGTTTGCGGCAGAGCATCCGGGCGTATTGGCCGACATGAGCGGGGCGGAGACGGCTCCATGACGGCGACGGCCCGCCCCCGAATCCTTGATTTATTCTGTGGCGCCGGCGGCGCGGCTGTCGGTTACCATCGCGCTGGGTTCGACGTGGTGGGTGTCGATATCAAACCCCAGCCGCGGTATCCGTTCGAATTTCACCAAGCGGACGCCATGACGTATCGGCTGGAGGGCTTCGCCGTAATCCATGCGAGCCCGCCCTGTCAAGCCTACTCAATCTCGCGCAATAACGGCTCGCATCCGAACGCCCCGGAACTAGTGCCCGAGACCTTGGCGCGCTTGCGGGCGTCCGGTCTGCCGTGGATCGTGGAGAATGTTGTCGGGGCGCCGCTGCCTTCAGCGATCCAACTGTGCGGGGCGAGCTTTGGGCTCAAGACGGGAAAGTTCGATCTCAATCGCCATCGTTATTTTCAGACGAGCTTTGGTCTGCTCGCCCCGCCTTGCCAACATCGCCGGGGGCAGACGATTGGCGTCTATGGGAACGGGACCAATAGCTACCACCGCGCCAAGTTCGGAAGGTGTGTGAGCGTGGACGAAATGCGGGAAGCGATGGGAATTGATTGGATGACGCGCAAGGAATTGTCGCAGGCGATCCCCCCAGCGTATACGGAGTGGATCGGCCAGCGGTTGCTGGAAATCCTGAGGTATCCGGCATGACGGCGACGGCCCAGCAACTCTCCCTGTTGGGGATCGACCACGCCGCGAAGCCCGTTACTTTGGAGGTCTGATGCTCGCACCCCTCGTGCTCCCCAAGGCGCTCTCGGCCGTCGCCGAGGAACTCACCCGCGCCGTTCGCGAAGTCCCGATCATCGGCACCTGGCCCGAGGGCGAAGCCTTCCAGGCCGCCGACCAGCCGCTCGCGATCGCCCGGGGCCTGATCCACGGCTACCACACACACCTAGCGCGTGCCTCGATCGCCTACCTCTACCGCGAGCAACTTGAGCGTGGAGGGCGGGTGCGGTTGGGGGTGGCGCAGCGCGCCTCGGCGAAGCTCCGGTACCTGAGCGAATTCGACTTCATCATCGAATTCAACTGGTCGACCTGGGGTGCGCTCTCCCCACCGCAGCGGATCGCGCTCGTCGATCACGAGCTCTGCCACTGCGTTCGCGACGACGAAGGCCGCTACGGGATACGCCGGCACGATGTCGAGGAATTCTCCGAAATCGTGGGTCGCTGGGGCCTCTGGACGCCCGACCTGCGGATGTTCAACTTGTCAGCCAACAACGCGCAGGTGGACCTGTTCAAGGACGGCGCGATCATCAGCGGTATGACGGAGACCGACCCAGCCCGTGGCTGATCTGCTTGAGACGTTGCTTGAGGCGCTCCGTACCTACGAGGATGGGGCGCTGATGACGCCAACGCAGCATGACGCCTGGGTGCTGGCCTATACGCCTGGTCCGCTGCGCAAGCCGCTCCTAGCCGCCCTCAGTAAGGCGACGACACGCCAGAAGCAGGCGCTTGCTCGGCTGCGGAAGGCGGGCCTTATCGGGCCGGAAGCGCGACCTCTCGCTATGCTGGCTCAGTGTGAGCGTCGGCTGGTGGCGGACACAGAGCGGATTCGTCAGGCGCAGATCCTCCAGGCGCAATACGCCGAGTGGGCGAACGAACCACGGCCTACAGCTCCGACCGACGACCCGAGCCGACCACGATTCTACAGCACACACCGCAGAGCAGCGTACCTCGAATCCTGTGAGTGGGACCAGACAATTCGATCGGAGCCGGGACCGGACGAGTGGGACGACTGGGCCGCTGCACTGTACGAGTCAGACGGAGGCCGCCAAGAACTGGATTTCTCGCATGGCTAAGCACAAAACCTCGGTGCAAACCTCGGTGGCGAAGGTGCCGCAGCCCCACGGCGGGGCCCTCCTGCCTGGTGGCACCGGGGCTGGCGGTCGGCCCGTCGAGCGGTGGCGCCGCGCCTGCCGCGAAGCCCTCGAGCGCGCCAAGGGCCTCGATTTCGTGGTGAGCGTAATCGACGGGACTGCAGTCGACGAGATGATCGTGGGCGACGGCGAGGATGCTCGCGTGCTACAAGCGAAGCCCAACGTGCGGGACCGCCTCTACGCCGTGAAACTGTTGGCTGAGCACGGCCACGGCAAGCCGCCGCAAGAGCTGCAGATCGACGACGCCAAGAGCCGACCGACGGGGGAGGCAATGGTGCAGCGCGTGATGGAGCTCTTGCCGCGGGTCATCACAATGCTCCCGGTCGATCGCCAGGAGATTGCGCGTCTATTCAAGCAGCGGCAGATGATCGAGCTGCAGGTGCAGGGCAAGGTCGTGAAGCCCGAGAAGGGGAACGGGAAGTAATCTCGCCTTCGGTTGTTCGGCCCGCGGCCGAGGCACGTATCGGCGGGCGAGACAAGCGGTAGGATTGCCCGGCGGCGGTGCGTCATGCCGTGAGTCTCTGTTCCGAGCCTTCGTGACGGTCTGCTCGAGAACCTCCACTCTCGGTGCCGGCGGTCCAGCGCGGTCCTATGATGGCCTGTCAGCCGCGTGCATGGGAGGCGCGAAGCACCGCCGACGACACCCTCCCAGCTGCTTGCTTGACGCTTGCCACGGCGATTCGTAGTTTCGTTCCTGTCCTGAGGATGGAACCAGACAATTGCCGAGGCCCGCGCCCAACCCCGGTTGGGAACAAGACTCGGGGATCAATGATGGCCGCAAGGCCTAACATTCTCAGGGCAGCCCTCCTCTGACCACACCCGTCGACCACGCCCTCGTCGAACAGTTTGACGAAGCCCTCACGAACTTCGGGCCCCTCGGCGCGTTCCCCTACCACCTGCAGCAGCAGTACGCCCTCAGCCTCGCCACCGATCACCTCATGGTGCTGGGCGGCAACCAGTCCGGTAAGACGACCGTCGGCCTCGGCATCGTGAGCCGCCTCGTGCGCCGCGAGGGGCCGATCTACGCCCGGCTCCGCGACCCTGACAATCGGCCACTGAAGCTCTGGGTCAGCCCCAACCTGCACGAGAAGTGGCAATCGAACTGGGAAGATCGCGTGCTGCACGAGGTGTTCGCCGGCCTGCCGCACCACTACGCCAGCACGCCGCACCCGGTGCTGACTTGGGACGACGCCCACGCCGACGGCAACACGCTGTGGGGCAAGTCGCAGGAGCAGGGCTTCATGGCCTTCGAGTCGGACATGGTGGATCTCGTACTGTTCGACGAGGAGCCGCTTGACCGCCGACTCTACAGCTCGGCGATGCAGCGTCTCGCCGGCACGAACGGGGTCTGCGTGTTCCTGTTCACGCCCCTGAACGGGATCACCTGGACCTATGGGGCGCTCTACACCCCGACCGTCCAGCCCGAGTACCAAGTCGCCCCGCGGGTCTGGGTGCGCAAGCCCGAGATGGCCGTGATCGAGATGGGCATGGCCGACAACCCGCAGTCGGTGGCCGGCGGCGGCGTCCGGCGCCTGGCCGCCGACCCCAGCATCTCCGAGTCTGAGCGGTCAGCGCGGCTCTATGGCAAGTACGGATTCACCGAGGGGCTGATCTTCCCGATGTTCGCCGACCTCTTGGCCGGCAACCGCACGAGCCCCTACATCATCCCGCAGCTGCCCGACGACCGGCCCTACTCGTGGTTCTTCCTGGCCGACCCGAACAAGCGTCACGGCGCCCTGCTGTGTGCCGTCGACCACTTGGGCAACCAGTACGTCGTGGGCGAGCACTATGCCGAGAACCTGCCCGACCGACTGCACGCTGATGGCTACCGACAGATCCTGATGGCGTGGGGGCGGCGCATTGCGCCGGCGCTCGAGAAGGCGCCCAAGATCGACGCGGGCCAGGTGACGCCGCTCGTCGACTTCTGGGCGGACCCGGGCGGGGCCGGGGCGCAGGCGATCCTGAACCTGGCCGACGTGGGCATCTACTGCAAAGCGGTGCCGAAGGACGCGGGCTCGGTGAAGGCCTCGATCGAGTTGATTCGGCGGGCGGCCTGGATCGACCCCGAGCACCCGCATCCCTACAACGGCCAGAAGGGCGCGCCGCACCTGTTCTTCCTGTCCAACTTGGTGAGCCTGTGGACCTGGGAGGGCGTGCAATTCAACGAGTCGCGGATCATGTGGGAGCTGCGGCAATACCGGCAGAAAGAGGACGCCCCACCCGACACGCCGATCAAGGAGCGGGACGACTGCGTAGACCCGCTGCGCTACCTCGAGCTCGTGCGGCCCTTTACGCCAGCGCCCGAGGACATCACCTTGAAGCGCGAGCGGGAGAAGCTCGACCCGTTGAGCCGGAAGGCGGCCGACGAGTTTGACGAGCTGCTCGAGCGGACGCAGGGGAAGCACAAGGGCCCGTTCCGACCACTCTAACCCGAGGCACCGACATGAAAGCGTTCACAGGCGTGGTGATCTTCACGGCCGTCGAGGTGGTCACGTTGGTGATCTGGCTGGTGGCGGCCGGCGTGCCGTTTCAGGGCAAGTACGCCGCGGTGGGCGTGCTGGCGTTCGGCCTGCTGGTCGAGCACTACGTGAGCGTCAACGTGGGCGCCGGCCGTTCCCCGTTCGGCCCGCTGCCCCCGGACAAACGGTAATGCAGTGGCCGAAGTGGATGCACTGCGCCACCTGTGGCGGGGAAATGCCCGGGACGAAGTGGGAAGCCCACAACGCCTACCACGAGGCTCGCGGCGACTTCGCGGTGCAAGCCGATGCGATTTACCTGCGGCCACCGGAGTGGAGCGCGCCGCACAGCTGGCTTGAGGCGCGGGAACTGGGCTGGACGGAACTGCAGTGGGCGCAGGTCGAGGCGAGCCGGGCGCAGGTTGAGCGGATGATCTTCGCGTGATCCTCGAGGGCCTCGTCGTCTATCTCGTGGTCGCGGCGCTGTCTGCCTTGGCGTCGTGGCTCGCTCGCGAGGAAACGGTGCGGCTGCTGAAGCGCGAGGTCGAGCGGGCCCAGAAGGCGGAAGCGGTCGCCACCGACCGCCTTGTTCATGCTTGGCGGGAAGGCGCGGTGGTGCCAGCCCGGCCCAGCCCGCCGCTGCCGCCGCAAGATCCGCTGCCGGGACCACTCGCTGAGGAAGTAGCCGCCTGGGAGGACCCTGAGCATCGGCACGTTCTCGCTGAGCGGATGCGGTTTGAGCTCGCGAAGGGCAAGAGCATCCCTACGATTCTTCTTGAACTCGACAACGAGCATCCATGACCTACGCCATTTCTTATCTGCCACCGCCGCCACGTCCGGGATCGGCTGCGCAGCGGCGCTACCACCAATCGGAAAAGGGTGTTCGTGCGCGAGCAAAGAACGTTGCGAGGAACGTGGCGTACCTGCGAACCGAAGCAGGGCGAGCCACGCGGCGTCGCCTAGTCGAACGGGCGCGCATCCGGGCACTGATGCTGCTCGGCGGTCGATGCGAATGGCCCGGATGCGACTGGAATGATGCCCGCGCCCTCCAAATTGACCACCGGGAGCCCCAGCCTGGGGACCGGGTGGAGCGCAACAGTTTGGCTGCGCACCAATACTGGCGTATGATTATGACCCAGCCAGAGCGATTCCAGGTGCTCTGCGCCAACCACAACTGGGTGAAGCGGTGCGAGCAGGAGGAGTACAAGGCGTGAACCTGCACCCGTAGGAGGCCCGCGATGGCCGGTAAGAAAAAGGCGGACGCCGAGGACCTCGGGCCGGAGAGCCTGCAGGAACTCGACCGCGAGGAGTTTGACGAGGAGGCGACGGTTCCCAAGGGCGGGAGGGCTCCAGAAGTCGCGGCCATCGTGCTGGCGGCCGGTGAAGTCCGCGAAGGCTGGCGCCGGCGCCCCTGCCCCAACTGCGGCGTTAAGCACGACGTATACGAGCCAGACCAGCCCACGCCGGGCACTTGGGTCGTGGACTTCACCTGCACCAGCTGCGACTACCACAACGCGAATCTGCCCGTCATCTGAGGGGGTGGCCCGTGGGCGATGTCACAATCACCGTCGTCCCGAAGGACGACCCCAAAGCCGCGCCGGACCGCGGCAAGCCGTTCAGTTGCCCGAACTGCGGCGCCGAGTACGTCGTCCAGGTCGCGCCCGGGGAAGCCCGGCCGTCGGTCCTGCACTTCGACTTCGAGTGCCGAGCGAAGGGCTGTAAGACCGAGAAGGGGAAGCCGTACACGGCCGGCGTGGGGCTCGCGTGAAGGCCGACCTGCCACCGACCCCGCTGCCCGTCGACGCTGCACTGCACGAGGAACTCCGCGAGCGCGAGCGGGCGCTGTTCGAGGTGCATGGCACCGGCGCGGCGCCCATCATTGCGACGGATCGCAAGGCCCGCTGGAAAGCGTTCCTCGCCGACCATACCGAACTGGGGGCCGTCACCGCTTGGGCCGAGCGGATGGCGCAGCGATTCGGGCCCACGGTGCAGGTCTGGGCCACGCCGAAGCTCGACTGGATCACCGCCCTCTACATCGTGCGCTACGGCGAAGCCGAGTCCTACTGGCCGGCGCAGCTGTCGCTGGACGATCTGCGGCGGGCACTGGACTGGGAGCGCGGCATCCGGGCGTATCCCTTCGTGGTGGTGGGTGAGCCATGAGCCAAGCGACTGACTACCTCGAGGGCCAGATCCGGGCCCACATCTTTCGCACGGCCTCGTTCACGAAACCCACGGTGCTGGCGGTGGCCTTGTTCACGGCGGCACCAGGCGAGGCGGGTGGCGGCACCGAGGTGACAGGGGGCAGCTACGCCCGGGTCCAGCGGGACCCCTTGGACGCGAACTGGACCGCAGCGAGCTCGACCGATGGACTCACCGATAACGCGGCGGCGCTCACCTTCCCGACGCCCTCGGCGAACTGGGGCCTCGTGACGCACCAGGCGCTGTTCGACGCCACGACGGTGGGCAACATGCTGATCTACGGGTCGCTCGCGGCCTCGAAGAACATCAACAACGGGGACCCGGCGCCGTTCTTCGCCATCGGGGCCCTCGACTACATCGTCGCCTGATGGGGCTCTACGAACGCATCCTGCGGCTCGAGGAACCCAAGTTGCCCGTCCATGCGTTCCAGGCGGCCTTGGCCGAGCGCAAGCGCGGCAAGGTGACCGCGCAGCAGATCGTCAGCACTTTCCAGCTCGACGCCGCCGCGACGGCCGATGCGGTCGCGTTGAACGCCCGCTTCGATGACCTCGTGAACCCGCTGACGGGGCCCGAAGTCCACGACGTGCTGCTCCTGGCCGACGCCGGCCTCGCGTATCAGACAGTGGCGACGCTCAAGTCGCGCCTCGGCGTGTGACGTGGGTCAACCTCCGGCCCGGCTGGCGCGACGATCTGCGGCTGACGATCCAGGCGCTCAGCTTCCAGTGGCGGTTGATTCACCTCGAGCACGCGCCGCCCTGCCCGCAGCCGGCGGCTATTGTGTCTATCGGGCGGCTCGGCGAGGTGGTCGATCGCTGCTCCTGCGCCACGTTGCGCTTTCGACCCGTCGGGCTGCGCTGATGGCGCTCTCTGTTTTCGTTGGCACCTTCCGCTCGCTGACGGCCGACGCCGTGAACACCGATTACACGCTGACGCCCGGCTTCACGACAAAGGCGGGCATCTGCTTCCACACGGGCCGCGGCGAGGCGACCGATGCGGTGGGGCTGGCGACGCACCGCACGAGCATCGGGTTCTTTACCTCGACCACGAACCGACGCTGTGTTGGCTACATGAGCGTGAACGGGGCCGCCGCGGGCTCCGGCAACGAGTTCCTACAAGACACGACGGTGGTGCTCACGGCGGCGACCGACTCGACGACGATCGACGGCAAGATCGACATTCAGTCGATCACCGGCACGACCTGCGTGTTCCGGGTGACCGATGTGATGCCGGTGGACACGACGGTGGGCGTGATCCTGTTCGGCGGCGCCGACATCACCAACGCGACCGTCGTGGAGATCGACATTGGCACCGGGACGGGCACGATCGACTTCACGACGGTGGGTTTCCAGGGCACGGTGCTGTTCCTCGCCGCCGTCAACGAGCTTGGGCCCGCCCCCATCGTGGACGCCGCCGGCGCGGCGCTGTTCTTTGGCGCCTGCACGGGCACGACCGACGAACACGTCTGGTCGGGCGGGCAAGACCAAGCCTCGGCGAGCTCCGATACGATGGTGTACTGCCTCGCCGGCGAGGTGTGGGCCGACTGGTCGGGGGCCATCAACTCGCCTGCGGCAGCACAGAACCGGGCTGAATTTTCGGCTTGGCTCTCGAACGGCTTCCAGTTGAACCGGCTCATCACAACGCGCACCGGCGTGAATGCGGTGGCGCTGGTGATCCAGGGCGGTAGCTGGACGGTCGGCGACTTCACGACGCGTACCACGACCGGCACCATCGTCGAATCGGGCTTCGGCTACACGCCCAAAGCGATCCTCGCTGTGTCCGGGCTCCAGGCCGTCAGCACGTCGCCCAACAGCACCGTCCACGACCAGCTCTCGATCGGGGCGACCGACGGATCGACGCATCACGCCCAGGCGCACATGGATGAGGACGGCCTTGCCAATATGGAAGTCGCCACGGCGATCGACTTCGACAAGGTATACCTCAACTTGGGACTCGGAGATACCGTCGATGGGCATATCGACTGGACGAGCTTTGATTCCGACGGCTTCACGTTGACCCAGAATGATGCAGACCCGTCAGCTAATTTCGCCTGGTACGTCGCCTGCGGGGACACGCCGGCTGCCGTTGTTCCGCCGCCCCGTCCGACTGTCGTCTTAGATGCCGCGCACCGTGCGGCGAGCTGGTAAGGAGGCCGACCCGTGGATGCCGTCTATGTCACCCGCAACACCGTCTTTGCCGCCACGACTGGGGCCAAGACCGTCCTGAAGCTCATCACGCCGACCGGGTTCTTCCTGAAGGTCCACGAAATCGGCGTGTCGATGGATGGGGTGACGGCGACGGCCGTCCCGGCCACCTTCGAGTGGGGCACGTCCGACGAGACGACGGCCGGCACGGGGAACGGCACGGCGGTCACGACCCAGGTCAAGGGCCGGACGCAGGCCCACGGGCTCACGGTGGGGCAGAACTTCTCGGCCGAGGGCACGACCTACACGATCCACGCCGGCGTCTACGTCCCACAGTACATGGGCCTGTTCGTGCGGCAGAATCCGCTGGGCCTCGAGGAGGAGTCGCCGGGCGCCGATGCCGCCGACTCGTTCCTGCTCCGCATCAATGTGACGGCGGCCGTGAACGTGCTCGCCTGGATCAAGTGGTCCCGCGGCTAGCCGATGGCGCGGCATGGTCGGGCGTTCCCGTCCGTTGTCCTCGTCGGGCCCGCGCCGTGGATACTGGCGGCGAGCGCCGTCCCGTCGGGCGACCTCGGCACGGCGACGGCCACGGTCGCATTTACGACGGTCGCGGACCTCTCGACCTCGATCACGATGGCCGCGTCGGCCTCGGTGGCCTTCACCACGGCGGCCAGCCTCACGACTTCGATTACGCTCGTGGCGACGGCGACGGTGGCCTTCACGACCGCTGCCTCGCTCACCACCGCGATTCAGATGGCCGCAGCTGCGACGGTGGCGTTTACGACCGCCGCCGCGCTGTCAACCGCCATCAGTCTGGCGGCCGCCGCCAGCGTGGTATTCTCGAGTGCGGCGGACCTGACCGCCGGGGCGGGAGGTGGCCCGTCCGACCCGATGGACCGGGCGTGGCAGGACGATGCGCCGCAGTGGACCGGATTCCTGAGGTGACCTATGGCGATTAGCTCCCGTGGTATGCTGGGCGACTTCCTGTGCGGCATCTTCTTCGGTATGGGCCTGTGGATCTCGAAGTGGGTGGCGGGCCTGATCGCTGACGTGTTCGCGCACGCGAGCCGCTAGATGTTGGCAGAAGTCCTTCTCAATGGCGACGTACTGGAGAGCAGTGCGGCCGACAACGCCACGGCGACGATCGCCAAGGCGGCGACGGCGGCGACGCGGCACTTCATCGGCGGCATCGAAGCGCACTACTCGGCGGCCGTCTCGGCCCTGAAGAACATCACCGTGACCCGCGTCGTCGGAGGCGCCACCGTGACCAAGACGTATCGCTGGGACTTCGCCCGCGGGCCCTTCGTCCACAACTTCCCGCTGCTGGTGCATGGCGACTACAACACGCAGGTGTCGGTGGCGCTCGAGGCGAGCGGGACGGGCGGGATCACCGGCGTGGCCGCCATGTGGGTAGCGTCCGCATGAAGTGGTTCCGGGGGTTCTGGGTCCGACGCAGCTGGGGCTGGGTGCTGCGCCTCGTGTTCCGCTCGCGTCGGGCACAGGCCGTCGAGCCGACGGTGGCCGATCCGTGGGAGGAGCAGCGCCGGCAATCGCTCTGGGTCGGCATCGCCGATAGCCTGCGGAGGGGTGGATGATGGCACCCGGCACCCTGATGGCCCCGCCGGGCGGCAGGCCCGGCCTCGGCGAGCGTCTCAAGACGTTCGCGCAGCGCCTATTCGACACCCGCGGCGGCAACTACCCGGGCTTCGACGCCACGCCCAGGCAAAAAGCCGACTATGTGCAGACGCTCCTGACCGACAGCGAAGGCGACGCGATGCTCCGCTACAAGCGGGCGACGCAGGCCTTCCTGTTCTCCGACGGTCGCCAGCACATCGACTGGACGAATCGGGACAAGGCGTGGCGCGACCAGATCGTCCCCGAGGGGCGCCTGCTCGTCACGATGAACTACGTCCGCCCGATCCTGCGGAGCCGCGCTCAGCGCATGGTGTCGGCCGAGCTCATGTGGCGCACCATCCCCACGGGGAACGACCACGAGGCCCGCGACCAGGCGACGACCTGCACCAACTTCCTGAAGAACCGCTGGGAAAAGACGGACATGGACGCCAAGGTCCGCCAGGGACTCTGGTTCGCCTTTCACTCGGGCGTCGCGGCGCTGAAAAGCTTCTGGAACCCCCGCATCGGCCCCCTGACACCAGCGACGATGGTGCTCCCGCACCCGCAGGGGCTGCTGCAGCCGCCCGTCGATGCGCAGGGGCAACCGAACCCGCAGGCCGGCCAGCCCATCGTGCTCGAGTACCCGGTCGACAAGCAGGGCCAGCCGCTCTACGACGAGCAGGGCCAGCCGGCGCCCGTCGATACGGAGGGCGTGTTTCGCTACCGCCCGGGCGACACCGACACCGCGCTCCGCTCGATCTTTAACATCCGACTGAACCCCGACGCCTGGGGCTTCCTGCCCGACGAGGGCTTCCGCTGGCTCTTGGACTCGGAGATCGTGCCGATTTCTGTCGTCAAGGAGCGGTACGGGGAGCGGGCGAAGAACGTGAGCTCGCTCGCTGGCTCGACCGCCGGGCGCAACTACGAGCGCATCATCAAGAGCCTGTCGTCGACGCTCGGCGTGACAAGCCCGGGCGGCGACCTCGCCTCGAGCCGCGGCGGCCAAGTGCCCGACAAGGACACGACGCTCCTGACCGAGTACTGGGAGGAGCCGAGCGAGCTCCTGCCGCAGGGGCGGCTGATCGTTGTCTGCGGGACGGAATTGCTGTTTCCCTCAAGCCCCGAGGAGGAGGGGCTGCCGCAGGGCTTCGTGCCGTTCGTGCCGGTCTACGACGAGCGTCGGCCCTTCGATGGCTACGGCCGCGGCACGGTCGAGGACCTCATCATGCCGCAGAAGGTCATCAATCGGCAGTGGGAAGCGGAAATCGAGGAGCAGATGCGGGCGGGCGTGGGGCAGTGGATCATGTGGAACGTCCCCGGACTGTCCGATCAGATCACGAACATGGCGGGCGCGCACATCAAGATTCCGACGACAAGTGCGCTCTCGAACCGCCCGATTGGCGACGTGGTGCAGCGCGTGCCCCCGCCCGGCTTCAACGCCAGCCGCTGGCGGCTGATTCAAGAAGCCAAGGCGACGATGTTCGACATCGGGGCGTTCCACGAGATTCAGCGCGGCCAAGTGCCGCCCGGCGTCGATTCCGGCGTGGCCGTGCAGTACCTGCAGGAAGCCGAGAACGCGCAGCTCCACGACCCCGTGCGCAACCTCAAGACCTCGCTCAAGCTCTGGGGCCGCCACCAACTGAAGTATGCCGTCTGGGGCTACGGGGCGAACGAGCAGCGGTGGATTCCCGTGCATCGGCCCGATCTCGGCTTCCTGATCGAGGGCGTGACGGGCCCGGATCTGCCCGACCCCGACGAGGTGGACATCGACCTCGAGGGCTTCCGGCCCACGTCGCAGGCCGCGATGCGGGCGGAAATCAAAGAGTTCATCGACAAGCAGTACATCGACCCCCGCCAAGGGCTGATGCTGATGGATCTGGGCCGCGGCGTAGAAGGCGTGTTCGAGAGCCAGACCCGGCACTACGCCCGGGCGCGCATGGAGAACCTCGCGATCGAGCGCGGGCAAGTGGTGCAGATTCCGGCCCCGCCTGAGACACCCACGGCCGCGCTCGGCATGGCGCTCATCAACGTCGACAAGACGCCGCTGCTCTTGCCAGCGGACGACGACCACCTGATTCACATCCAGGTACATCAGGAACTGAGCCTCGACAACACGAAACCGTGGCCGGTGCGCGAGGCCGCGCTCCTGCACAGTGCGGAGCACCGGATGATGCTGATGCAGGTCATGACCCAAGCGGCGGGCGCGACGCAGGGCGAGGATGAAGCGAAGCCCGGCGAACCCACGAAACCGGAAGGACCGAGTACATGAGCAAGACACCGGAAACCGGCGGCCCCGGCGTGGGCAACGTGCCGGAATTGGAGCAGGTGGCGCGGCAGGTGAAAGACGACTGGGTGAAGGCAGGCAAGGCGGCCCCTGAGCCCGCGCCGGCCCCGCCTGCGCCCGCCGCGCCACCGCCTCCTCCACCCGCCGCCGCAGCGCCCGCACCTGAGCCACCCCCATCGGCGCCGACTGCTCCGGCACCGCCAGCGACGGCCGCCGAAGTCGAGGAGTTCATCGAGGCTATCCTCGCCGAAGCCGAAGGCGACAAGCCCGCAGAAGTCCTCAAGATCCCGGCCAAAGCCAAGGTGCCGCTCAAGGTCAACGGCGAGATCGTCTACCGGCCCGCCAAAGACGCCCTCGCGAGTTCGATGCTCGAGGAGGACTACAGCCGCAAGCAGGCGACGCTCGGCGCGAATCGGCGCGAGTTGGAGCAGCACGCCGCGACGCTCGTGGCTGATCGCGCTCGGGTCGAGGCCCGCGAGAAGTTCCTGAACGAGGAAATCGGGAAGTTCCGCGACGCGCAGAAAGACCCCGTGAAGTGGGAGGCCTACCAGAACCACCTCCAGCTGCTGGCCTCCGACCCCGAGTACGCCAAGGTGTTCGAGGATGCGCTGAAGGGGCGCGAGCGGGCCGCCGTCGACGAAGTGGAGCAGCAGACCCGCGACCGCGAGGCGCTGGTGCAAAGCGTCTCGGAGGCGGCCGGGTGGATCATCGACATCGGCAACGAGCCCGCCTACCAGCACGTCGACCTGGACCGGGTGCGGGCGATTTACTCGCAGGCGCTGGAATCGGGGCAGGCGGGGCTTGACCCCGAAGTCGTGCGTCATATTTTCGAGCAGGAGGCACGCTATCTCACCTCGAGCACGTCGCCTCTGGCTGTAGAGAACGCCGCGTTGCGGGCCCAAGTCGCTTCCCTGACAGACCCCGCCGGCCAGCACAATCGAGCGACCGAGCACGCGCTGAAGCGCGCCGCGGCTCCCCCGGTAGTAACCGGGCAGCCCGCCGCCCCAGCCGCAGCGGAGAAAAAGGTCAAGCCGTTCTCGCCCCGCGAATTGCCGGACGTGAACGCGGCCTGGAACGCTCGACGTGACTGACCCCTAGCTCGAGGTTCCCGATGAAGCCTTGCACACGCGACCTGCTGTGGCGGGTCGGCCTGGTGGCCGCCAGCCTCCTCCTCACGCTGCTGTTCGGTCACCGACTCCACCACACCGAGTACTTGCTCATGATCGGGGCGGTGACGCCCACGACCATGACCGAGTTGAACGACCTGGCGAAAGACTACTTCACCAACATCTACGTCCAGCTCATCAACCCTGAGACACCGCTGAAGGGCCAGTTCTCGAAGCTCGAGAACGCCCAGTTCACGGGCCGGCTCTGGATCTTCGGCGTCAAGACGCAGATCGGGGGCGCGTCGGCCAACGCCGGGGCGAACAAGTCGCTGCCGCCCGCCTCGCAGGGCCTCTACGATCAGGGGCAGGCGACCGTGGTGCGGACCTACACCCGGATGGCGCTCGACGGCCTGGCGATCGAAGTCACGAAAAAGCAGCAGGGCTCCTATCGGCCCGCCCTGTCCGAAACGATGTCGGATCGCCTCCAGCAGCACGATCTCGAAGTCAACCGCCAGATGTTCTGCGCCGGCAACGGTGTGGTGGCGTCGATCACGACGGGGGTCGCGTCGGCCACGCAGACGCCGACGGCCGACTACGGCGTCGTGAACGGCGGGCTCGGCACCCGGCACTTCTATGTGGGCGACCTGGTGGAGTTCTACGACTCGACTGTCGTCACGAAGCGCGCCGGCGGCCCGCGCACCATCACCGCCGTCGACAATTCGGCCGGCACGATCACCGTCTCGAGCTCGGTGACGACCTCGAACGGCGACGTGGTGGTCCGCGCCACGTCTGACACCGACAACTCGATCGCGCTCGAGGCGCAGGGCCTCCTAGCCTCGGTCAAGGACTCGGGCACCTTCGAGACGATCCCGGCGACGGGGCCGTGGAAAAGCGTCCGGCTCCACAACTCCGGCACGCTGCGTGACATCTCCGACTCGCTCGTCATGCAGGCGATCGAGCAGGTGCGGGCGCGCAGTCGCATGACGCCGGACCTGGCCGTCTGCCGGCCGGGCATCATCCTCAAGTACTCGGAAATCTTCCTGCCGCTGCGCCGCATCGAGGGGCAGGACACCCAGCTGAAGGGCGGCTACAAGCCGCTGGCGTCGATCATCCACGGCGGCGGGTCGATTCCCGTCGTCGGCGACAACGATTGCCCCAACTCCCGGCTGTTCCTGCTGAACACGGGGTCGTTCCGGCTGGCCGATCTCGTCGGCACGGACTGGGCGGACATGGATGGCGCGACCTTTGATCGCGTGGTCGACAAGGACTCGATCGAGGGGTACATCCGCAAGTACTGGAACCTCATCACGGTGCAGCGGAACGCGAACGCCGTGGTCGAGGATCTGAACGACGTGGCCGCGATCGACAAGGCGGTCTGACCGTAGCGGAGAGGACTGACTCGGGGGCTGGGGCGACTTAGCTCCAGTCCCCGCTTCTCTTTCAGGGGAGTACGCGATGCCCGGTTTTCCTGAATCCACCACGACGGTCCCCGTCGGGAAGGTGTCCCAACAGGGATCGGTCGAGGACCGGCTGCGGTTGCTGGTGAACAAGCTCGTCGCCCACGCCCAGTTCGGAATGCCGGGGTGCCTGACGAGTGCGCCGGCGGTCAAGACCGGCACGACCTCGGCCAAGACGTGGCGCAACGAGTTGTTCACCTACGCCACGCGGGGGCTGAAGGCCTCCAAGGCGGCGACCGAGACAGCCTTCACGGCCACCACGCACGACGTGGCCGCGTCGAAGCAGGCCTGGTTCGTGCTGACGATCGCCTCGGGCGGGGCGCTCACGATCACGAAGGCGGCCGACCAGAACATCGGCACCGACCTCCTGCCCGAGGGTCCCGATAACCAGATCGTGGTCGGCTACCTGAAGATCGTCACAGGGTCCGGCGGCATCTGGGATGCGACGACCGACGACCTGACGCCGCCAGGGGCCCCGACGGGCAACCTCGTGAGCGTGACGCACGTCGACGGGCCCGACCTCATCGCCCTCTTGCCGGTGCAGTAGTGCCGGCGCGACTGAAACCGGAGTGGCTGGTCCGCCTGCGCGAAGTCGATCCGCAGGCGGACCTGCGCTTCAACTACCTGCTGGGGCGCTGGGAGTTCATCCTGGGTTCCGCAGATGGGATTCCCCGTTCACAGTTCTTCGGGCGCTTCTACACCGAGGCCCCCGACGGCACACGGACCCCGGTGCCGAAGGACCCGGTGACAGGCCTGCCGCCGTTTCGCGACCTGGACGATGCCGCCCTCGAGGAAGTCTGCCGCAACATGGAGCAGACGTTCGTCGGGAACCGCTGGGACGGCGCCGGGACGACGCGGCGCGAGGTGCTGCGGCGCTACCGGGCGAACCAGGCCCTCCGGAAGGCGCGCTACGACGCGGCCGGGGCGCTGTGGGCCGAGATGTATCTGGACCGGCTCCCGCGGATGCGGGGCACGCAGCAGGTGAGCGTCGGCGTGCAGCTGGTCGACGAGCATGGCCGGACCTTCCAGCAGCGCGAGGAGGCGGCAGCATGAAGATCAGGGAATGGGATTGGGATCTGCAGGCGTTCGTGCCGCGGGAGTGGGACGACGACATGGTGGCCGAGTTCGTCGACTGGCTCTTGAACACGAAGGCCTGGCGGGACGACGTGGAGCTCGTGCATTGGCGCTTCCTGAAGCTGCGGATCAAGGCGAAGGAGAAGCGGGATGCGGCGGCGGCCGTGACCGCGCCTCCCGTGCCGAGTCTCGGCAGTGCGCCCGACGTGAACCTCGGCGGGCTGACGAAGCCGAAGCGGAAGCACCGCAAGCGCGTGCCGGTCGAAAAGGAGGGCTGAGCGATGCCCCTGACCCGAAAGGGCTCGAAGATCCTCGAGTCGATGCGCCGCCAGTACGGGGACGAGAAGGGCGAGCGGGTGTTCTATGCGTCAGCCAACAAGGGCACGATCCAGGGCGTGCATCTGAAGCGTGGGCGGCAGCCGGTCCACCACTCGCCCTATCACGGCGAGGTGACGGGCATGAAGCGGCCCCCAGCGGGCGATGCGAACGATCGGGGCGCGGCGATGACGCTCGCGAAAGAGGTGGCGGGTGGGTTGCGGCACTACAACTTTGCCGACACGACGGGCGGGGAACCGAAGCCGCGGACCCGCGGGGAGGCCGCTCGGGTGCAGCAGTTGGAGGAGGCCAAGAAGGACGCCGCCCCGGCAGGTGAAGCGAGTCGAGAGATGCGGGGCGCGCTGGGCTCGGTCGATGCTCGGCGACGGGTGGCGGCGGCGCGGGCGGCCTTGAAGCGGCAGCAGGACTACAGCGATCGGTACCGGAGCGGGCACTAACCCGTGGCGACGCGGGCCGAGGTCAAGGCGAGCCTCCGTAACTACCTCGCCACCACGATCGACGACCCGATGTACGGCGATGTCACCGCCGGCGTGCCGACGACCGGCGTCTCGGCCGTCTTGGACCCCATCGTCCAGCAGGCCATCGACGGCCTCATCGGCGAGATTCACGAAACCAACCGCGGCTACCTCTCCAAGTTTCAGATCCTGGCCGCCGACACGCCGGTCACGGGGCATCTCTACAGCCTCGCGACCCAGGCCGTGGCGATCACCGACTTCGCCCACTGGCTGGAAGTCCGCTTCGACACCGAGGACGGCGCGATGCTGTTCGAGGCGCGGCTCGAGGAGCTGCGCGACGCCGGCAGCGGCTACTTTGCCTTCACGGGCGAGGACGAGGCGGCGGTGCTGCAGACGAGCAAGGACACGACGGCCGCGAACCCGATCTGGCTGCGCTACGGCTACTGGCCGATCGACCTCGCCAGCGACAGTTCGGTCATCGTCGGCATCCCGAAGCGGTATCTCGACGTGGTGGCGCTCGAGGCGCTGTTCGCTTTCGAGCTCGGCGGGGAAAGCCGGGTGCCGGCGAAGCTCGAGCAGCGGTGGCGTGATCGTCGGGCGGCGCTGTTTGCGCATGTGGGGAGTCGGGGGACCCAAGCCTCTCGCACGCGCCTGACGCAGGGCGCAGGAGCGTATCTGTGATTGACGTTGCCCTCGCCGCCAACGGGCGGTTTGTCGAGTCCACCGACGTGGACAACGGCCTCGCCACGGCCACCGTCGCCGCGATCGGCAGCGTGCGGCACTTCCTCGCCTGGATCGAGGCCGACTACTCGGCGGCACCGGCGGCGGCGTTCAAGCTGATCCAGGTGAAGCTCGGCACGACGGTCATCAAGAACATCCGCTGGAACGCGGCGCTCGAGATGCCGCTCCGGGTGCCGTTGCCGTTGTGGCCGCACAGCGGCCTCGGCGAGCAGTTGAGCGTCGAGCTCGCGGCGTCTGGGACGGGTGGCGTGACGGGCCGCGTCGGCGTCGTGGTGGCGAGCGTCTGAGCCGTGGGCGTCTACAGCTGGACGGGGCTGGGGCAGCAGGAGGATGCGGTGGCGTCGGCGCGGTTGTCGGCGCAGATCGCGCTCAACCTGCCGGGGCTCGAGACGTTGGGGATGTCCGCGCGGCGCGATGCGGCGCTGGCCGAGGCGGTCGCGGAACTAGGCGGGGCGACGAGCGTCAGTTCACTGACGGTCAATCCAGGTCCGCTGACGGTCGGTCAGGCGCTACAGCCAGAGGTCGGGCTAACGGTAAACTGGACGCCAACGAGCCTTGGCGGCGGTTTTTACGGCAGCCTCTGGAACGTCACCGCCAACGCCTCAAGCTCGTTCACGGTTGGGGCGCACATGCAAATGTTCGCCTCCTTCGGGGTCACCAACCTGTGGGGTTACCGGGTGGGGCAGCCGCAACTCTCAGGGGCCGTCGCCGTGAACAACTTCCGGGCGATCACTATCGACGGCGCGGTGTCGGGACAGATCGGCAGCGGCACGATAGGAACCGTGTACGGCCTTTACATCAACCCCATCAACGTAGGTGGTACAGGGAACATTGGAATAAACATCGACAACGTGACCGGCACCGGGGCCTTCGCCATCAAGACCGGCCTCGGCCAGGTGAGCTTCGGCGGCGACCTGAAGTTCAGTGCCACCAACGCCCAGATCATCTCCGGCCCCACGGCGCTGATCTTTCGCGACAGCGGCAACACGGCTGACAACTTCGTCATCAACAGCGGCGGGGCCATCTTCGTGAGCCGTGGCAAGTTCACCACGGTGGCGAGCGCGAGCGGCGGCGCCGGGTTGAACCTGCCGCACGGCGCCGCGCCATCGAGCCCGACCGACGGCGATATGTGGACCACCACTACGGGCCTGTTCGTTCGGATCAACGGCGTGACCGTCGGGCCGCTCACATGAGAGCCAACCTCCGCGTCCTGAAGCGCGCCGCCGCGATCAAGGCCACGAAGCGGCCCACGCCCCGTGAGGTCAAGGTCACGCTGAAGCCCGAGCAGGTCGAGGCGCTTGAGGAATACAGCCGCGCCATCGACGAGTTGAAGCAGCGGATGCAGGCATGCATGATCGGCATCCTGACCGGCCACGGCGTGAAGGTGTTCTCCAACGCCAACCTCGAGGGCAACCGTCTGACGCTGCTCGACCAGACGGCCTGCGCCGCCTGGGACGCCGCGAACCCGCCGAAGCCCGCAGAGCCTCCCGCCGACAAGAAGGGCTGAGCCCGTGAGCGCCAAGTACCCCTGGAACAACCTCGGTCAGCAGGAGGACGGCATCTGCGCCGGCCGCCTCACCGCCGAGTGCGAGCTCTCCTACCCGGCCCTGCTGACCACCCTCAGTTATCCCGCGAAGGTTCACGCCCTGCTGGCCGAGTTACTGGCGGCCGGGCGCGGCATCGGCCTCGTCGTCGGCGCGGGGTCGCCCGAGGGCGTGGTGAACGGCCAGGTGGGCGATGTCTACAGCTCGAGCACGGGCGATGGCGTCTACTACAAGGCGAGCGGCGCCGACACGAACACCGGATGGCTCCGGCTCCTGACCGGCACCGGCGGGTTCTTCGTGCCCTCGAACGGCATCTATGGCACGGTCAAGACCTCGGGCGACGCGACGCACCCGGCCTTCATCCAGCTGCTGAACCCGTCGGGGCCGAACAAGAAGATGAAGATTTACGAACTCGCCGTCTCGATCCCGAACGAGGGTAACGCCGGGCAGATCCGGGTACGCTCGGTGACGGGGCCGACGAGTCTCGGCGGCGGGACAAACAACAACGGGGTCCCCTTCCGCCTCGACGAGACGGACGTGACGGCCATCGGCGCGACGCTCATCGGCAACTCGAACCTCGGGGCCATCATCAGCCAGGCGAACGCGGAGTGGGAAGGCGGGGCCGCGCAGGAGGCGATCGCGGGCTGGCAGCCGACCTACATTCGGGCGCCCGGCTCATTCCCGTGGACCTTGGCCCCGGGCTCGGCCATCGAAATCTCGACCGACGTGGCGGGCACGAATCGGGCGGTGCGCGCCTATGCGGTCTGGGATGAGGTGGCGTGAGCGTCCAGACGCTGCCGGTGTCGCCCGTCATCGGGTGCATCCGGGTCGCCGGTGACGCGAGCCACCCGGCCTACATCCAACTCAAGAACACAAACGGCTCGAAGAACCTCTACGTCTACGAGCTGAAAGCCACGATCGGGGCCGACCCGATTGCCGGCGTCCCAATCATCCGCATGAAGCGCACGGCCTCGCCCGTCGACCTCGGTGGGTCGGGCGGGTTGAAGTCCGCAGCCGCTCGGCGGCTGAACCAGCTGGACGCCACGGCCATCAACGGCCTCCTACGGGGCGCGCCCGATGTCGGGTCGATCATTGCCGAATCGGCGGCGCACTGGTCGGGGCAGCCGGCCTGGTCGGGGCAAGCCAAGTGGGACCCGGTGACGGTGCGCGAGCGGCGGGCCTTCCCGCTCGTCGTGGCCCCGCTCTCGGCGCTCGAGTTTTCCTTCGACACCAACGGCGCCGACAAGACGATGCGGATCTATGGCGTCTGGGACGAGGCGGCCAACAACCAAGCCGGCGTGGACAGCGCCATCACGCCGGTGTCGCCGATCTACGCCGAGGTGCTGACGCCAGGCAGCACGAACGGCGGGCCCATCGTCCAGTTGGAGAACCCGCTGGGGTCGGGGGTGAATCTCCGGGTCTACGAGCTGGGGCTGGCGGGTGGTGGGTCTGACCAGCCGAGCGCCGGCGCGATGAACAGCATGGTGCGCACGACTACCCCGTTCACGCTGGGCGGCGGTGGGACGCAGAAGATCGCGAACGCCTTCCGGCTCGACGAGACGGACGCCACGGCGATTGCGGGCGTGCTGCGCGGCATGAACTTCACGAACAACGGCATCGGCGACACGCTGGCTGCGATGGGCGACGAGACGAAAGCGCAGTGGCTCGGGTTGCCCTCTCGGGAGTCGACCGACCACCGCACACCGCACTGGGACCGGATGCCCGGCGGGTTCCCGTGGACCGTCGTGCCGGGGTCGGCACTGGCGCTCGCCTACCTCGTGCAAGGGTCGGGCACCGACATGCGCGGCTACGCCTGCTGGGACGAGATCGCCGCATGAGCCCCACCAATCTCCTGGCGCGTCCGCTCCCACACCCGCCCTGGATCGCCGGGGTGATCGAGAACGTCGACGACCCGTCGCTGATCCCTCGCGGGACGTTGGCGGCGGGCGAGAACCTCGTGCCGGAGCGGGCACCGCGGCTCGCGACCCGAGGCGGCTCGCGCATCGTGCTCACGCTGCACGACGACCAGGGCACGCCGGCCGAGTTGACGCATGTGCTGGGCGGCGCACCGAAAGCCAAGACGGGCGCCGTCGTCATCGGCTGGTCGGACACGCAGGACAAGCACTACGCCTACGCGCTGACCTCCGACATGGCGTTTGCGGGGGCCTCGGAGGCGCTCTCGCGCACCGTGTTCCCGGCGGGCACGGGCACTTGGCAGGTCAGCAGTCCGGGGCGTCCCGTGTTCGCCAGCCTGTTCGAGAAGCTCTACGTCAGCGATGCCGACCCGAACTACTCCAGCCGCAAACACATGGTCGAGATCGACGCCGTGATCCCGCCCGGCATCATCACCCAGACGTTCGACTTCGACCCATCCGCCGGCGCGGCCGCAATCCCGAAGCCCTACTGCGTCGAGGAGTACAACAACGTCCTGTTCATGGCCGGGTACGGCGACGAGACGAATCCCGATGCGCCGGCGCTCGTGCGACACAGCTTCCTCGCGAGGTCCCCCTACGCCGCCGACGGGTTCGACAAGGACGCCTACAACACGATCGGGGCGAAGGACGACCGGGTGACCGGCATGAAGAAGGGCCGCGGCCTGCTGCTCGTCGCCAAGGCGAACGAGATCTACCGGGTGTCGGGCTTCGGGCGCGCCTACCCGGGCTGGCAGTACCAGGTCGAGGGGGTGCAGAACACGCACGGCTACGGCATCGAGAACCCGCTCGCGCTCGAGCAGGCCGAGGGCTACTGGTACGGCATCGGGAAGGAGGGGCCGTTCCGCACCGACGGGTTCAGCGTCGACTCGCTGATGGGGCCGCGGCAATCGACGTGGCAGGGCATCGACCGGCTGGACTTGGCGTGGGTGCGCTACCACCCCGAGCGCCGCCTAGTGCTGTTCGGCGTCCACGTCACGGCTGGCGCACCGGATACGAGCTACCCCTGGGTGCTGCTCGCCTGGGACACGGCGCGGCAGGTGTGGCAACCGGACTGGAAGGTGACGGGCTCGTCGGTGCGCTTTTTCTCGGCGGTGACGGTGGCGTCGACTTCGGCCCAGGGCCCGAGCGCGGGCCCGAGCGCCCCGTCGACCACGCTGATCCATAGCCAAGGCTGGACCGCCAACTGGACGAACGGCGACGCGACGGCCGAGACGGAGTACTGGGAGAAGGATGTCACCGGCGGCGGGTCCTGGAACCTGAAAACCACCGTGGCGGCGGGCGTGGCGACCTACGTTGTGACGGGCCGGAAACCCACGAACGCCTACCAGTGGCGGGTCCGGCACAAGAAGAACGGCGTGTTCTCGGCCTACACCGCTGACCAGAGCGTCACGACCCTCGCGATTCAGATCGCGCAGCCCGATTCGGATGTCGACAATGCCGACGGCTGGAGCTCGGCCCCACTCTACCAGCTGCTCGACGAGTACCCGAACCACTTCGAGGACTACACCCAAAACACGGTGCCGGTGTCGGGGTCCAAGGCCTTCACCGTGGGCCTCGCGAACGTCACCGACCGCTCGACCAACGTGGGCCACATCATCCGCGCTCGAGCGCGCCTTGCGGCCGGCACGGCCTCGGACAGCTTCACCGTGGAGCTGATGCAGGGCGCGGTCGTCAAGGCGACGCTCTCGACCTCGAACCTCGACAGCACCTTCCGCGACTACGAGTACACGCTGACCGGCGGCCAGGCGGACAGCATCACCGACTACACGGACCTGCGGCTGCGGGTGACCTACGCCCTGTTCAGCGGCGGGCCGGCGACCTGCCAGGTCGACACCGTGACCTTCGAGGCTCCATGATCCCCTTCTACGGCTTTCAGGCGGTGGGGGGCAAAATCTTCAGCCTTGACGATCCGGCGGTGGTGAAGGACTCGGCGGCGCTCGACGGGACGGGCGGCACAGCCTTCGTGCCGTTCTACGTCACCAATTCGCTGCGGCTCGGCCGCCTCGCGGCCTACTACAAGCTGCGCCGGTTGGTGCAGCAGGTGGCTCACACGGGTGCCGTGACGGTGCGCTTCACGGCGATTCGCGACGGCGGCGAGAGCACGGTGATTAGCCGAACGCTCGGCGTCGGGGAGGCGCCGCTGATGATCGTGCCCTTGAACGATCCTGGATCGGACTTTCAGGTGAAGGTCGAAGTGACGAGTTACGACGCGGCGGTGCAGTTCTCGGGGGCCGAGTTCTATCCCGTCGAGCGGCGGGCGTTCCGATGAGTGCCAGCGAGCGGCGGGGCACCGTCGTCGAGTTTGCCGAACGGCCGGAGCCGGGCCCCTTGCGCAAAGTGGTCGACACGCTGCGGGCGTTGCTCGGGAAGATGGTCAGCCTCACCGACGTGTGTCTCTTGGCCGAGGCGACCCCGTATGTGGTCACGAACGCAGCGGCCGGGGCGGGCACGGCGTTGGCGTTCAGCCGGGTGTTTCTCGATTTCTCTGATGCGGGCGTCGATCAGGTGCGGGTCGTCGTTCGCGGTGACGCCACCGCGGCCGGGCCTGTGCAGGTCACGGTGTACGACCTGACCAACTCGAAGGAGCTCGCCCGGGTGGCGATGGCCGGGGCCGGGGCGGCGACCGTCGCGGGTGCCTGGACGACGATCATCCCCACAGGCCTCGACCAGCAGGTGGAGATTCGCGTGATCGGCGACGGGGCTCTGGACCCGGAATTGTCGCGTGTCAGCCTCCAACTTCGTACATTGCGAGCACAACCATGAGCTCAGGTTTCGGCTTCAGCCCCTTCCCACAGCAACCCGCCCCGGACCCGCGGCAGGTGGGCCGGATGCTCCGCATGGCCCCGGCGGGCCTGCCCGGCTCCCCGATGGGCCGCCCGACGCCCGACCAGGGCGCGGAGCCGTACAGCTACGTCGGAGCAACCTCGATCGACGAGAGCCACCACCTGCGTCGGCTTGGGGCCATCCGCACCGGCGGCGCGGGCCAGAGCGGCACCGGCAGCGCCCCGCCCGAAGATCCCGATGCCGACACCGAAGGCGACGACGCGATGGTCAACGCCGCGATCGGCGAGGCCCTGACCCGGCTCGGCGGCGGTCTGATGCGCAACGCCGACATCTCACCGGAGCGCGCTGAGCGACGGAAGCAGGATCTGCTCCGGCTCGGCATCTCGGCTTTTGAGGCGCACGTCCTCTCACAGTCGGGAGGCATTTGATGCCCGGCCTGACCCGCGATGCCAAGGGTCGCCCCGTCGACAGCCCGTTCTCGTATGTGCCTGAGGCGCAGGAGTACTTGCGCGAGGGCGTGCAGGGGTACGGCGAGGCGCTGAAGCCCGAGTTTCTGAAAGAGGTCGGATCGACGCTCGGTGGGCTCAACGAAATCGGTGGGCTGCGCTCGGGCGGCACGACCGTGGCACTGGGCGACGTGGCGGGCAAGTACGGCGCGATGATCGGGGCCTACGCCAAGCAGGCGAGCGCGGCTGGCCTCGAGGGGGGATTGGCGGCGCGGCGGCAGAAGTTTGCCGAAGATGAGGCGCGGCGTCGGCGACGGGGAGCGTTACTGAAGGCCGTCGGGAGCGTACTCGGTGCAGGAATCGGGTTCTTCGCGGGCGGCCCGGCGGGCGCCAAGGCGGGTTACGACATCAGCGGGAAGTTAGGTGGTGGGGCCGGGGCGTCGGATGCGACCTACGGCAACATCGACGAACTCGCATGAGTGACGCCTGGGCGGGCCTGCTCGAGGGCCTCGTCGAAGGCGGCGAGCGCGGCTATGCGTTCAAGGAGAACATCCGCTCGAACCGACGGCGCGCCCGGCTCGAGGACGAGCTGCTGACCCTGCGGCAACTCGAGTCCCGACGCCAGGAGGCCGAGGCCTCTCGCGCCGCGACGCGGGCCGAACAGGAAGCGACGACCTTCGCCGAGCAGCAGCAGGAGTACCGTCGCGTGCAGGGCCTGCGCCAGGAGGTCGGCCGCTACCTGCAGGCCCCGACGGGCTTCCGCACGCCGGGCCAGTATCTGGGCGGGAAACCGCCGACGCGACTCAACGCCCCCCTCTCGACCGAAGCCACGATGGCGCAGCGGGCTGGCGAACTCCTGGGCCGGAATGCCGGCGTCGACCCATCGGACGAGGAAGCACTGCTGTACGGCTCCGGCATGGTCCAGCCTCCCACCTACCGAGCGCCGCGGGACATCGACCCCTTGTCGCCCGAAGGGATCAAGCGTCGCGAAGCGTTGGCTGCGACGGAGGCCCGGCTCCGGGCGAAGTACCCGACGCCCGCAGCGCGGACGCAGCTGACCCTGCCGGAAGCGACGAAGATCGTCGACGACCTGATGACCATCGTCGGACCCGACGGGAAGTTTGCGGGCTACCGGGTGCCGGCTCGCGAGCGGCTCGCGCTGGCGCAGCGCCTCCACGAGGGGTCGCTCAAGCCCGAGGACATCCAGGTCGGGGAGGACGAGCGCCCGCCCGAGGACACCGGCGAGCATTTCTACGGCGGGTCGCCGGCTCGCGGGCATCAGCAGGCGCGAGGGTTCCGGCCCGAGGCCTACGCCGCGCCCGCCGATACGAGTGCGGCTCCTGCCGCCGTCGGTGCCCCGGTCCAAGCACCACAGGACACGACCACCGCCGCCGCGCCCGGCGGCCAGGTGGAACAGCTCGCGGCGCTCCTGCGGCTGCCGAAGTACCAAACGGTCCGCACCGAACAGATCCGGGCGATGCTGCTGCGCGAGGGCTACGACCCGGGCGACGTAGACACGGCACTGCGCCAAGCGGGGCGGTGACCCGGTGGCGCCTCCCGTCGCGCCCGTCCGCCCGTCGCTCGATCGTGTCCGCCAGCAACTCGACTCGCTCGCAGGACTCGAACCCGAGGCCGCTCCCGAACTCAGCCCGCCGCTAGATCGCGTCCGGCAGCGGCTCGACCAGCTGCTCATGGCGCGGCACGCCGCCGTCGGTGAGATGGCCGAGCCGCAGTACCAGAACGTGCGCGGCGTGTTCTACCCAGCCAACGAAGCCGCCCAGGACATCGCCACCGCCGAGCCGATCCGCGCTGGCCGCATCGGCGGGCCCGTCTATCATCCCTCACCTCGGACGGCGGCCGTCGGTGGCGCGTTGGGCGCGCTGGAACTCATCCGCGGCATCCCGGGCTTTGTGCGTGGGGGCTTGGAGGCGGTGGGGAGCGGCTTCACCGGCCCGGCCTACCGCGAGGAAATGGCGCGCCAAGCCGTCGCTCGAGCGGCTGCAGGCCAGCCACCGGAGCCGTCGGCCGGCGCGACGTTTCTGCAGGGACTCAATCCGTTCCCGACGCTCGAGCGCGCCGGCTTCGGCGACCCGGAGGCGTTCGGGCAGTCGGCGATGCTGGCCTACGGACTGCGGGACCTGGTGCCGGGTCGCACCCCTGCCGCAGCAGCGCCGCCGCAACTCGGTCGGGGGCCGGAGCCAGCGCGTCCGCGGCTGGGCGCGCCACGGCCTGAGCCGCCCCGTCCGGCACCAGGCACCGACCCCTTCGCCGACCTCGGGTTGGACCGTACCACGGCCACGGTGGAGGACGTGCAGCGCGCCTACGTGGAAGCGGCGCAGCGAACCCACCCCGACGTGCCGGCCGAAGAACGGGTGCGGCGCGGCGGGTCGGCTGACCAGCTCCAGACCTCGCTCGACTTTTTGCGGGCCAACGAAGCCAAGGAGGCGGCGCTACGGGAACTGGGAGCCAAACCGTCGGCGCGGGCCGAACGGGCGGCGCGCCAGGCCGAGCAGGCGCGAGCTGAGCGGGAGATCCGGGCCGAGGAGGACCGTCGGCGGGCAGCGGCGCGGCAGGCCGCGACCGCCCAGCCACGCCAGCCTGCCCAACCACCGCCAGAACGGCCAGCGCCTGCGCCCGCTCCAGCCCCAGCGACGCCGGAGCCAGTCCCTGTGCCAGAACGGCCCCAACCGGCTCCGAGGCCGCAAACGCCGCCTCAGGCGGTCGTGCCTGCCCCCCGTGTCGAAACCCCGATTTCGCCCCGGGGTCTGCCGCCCGGTCCGACCCATCCCGAACTCTCCCAGACGCCGCCTTACGAGCAGAGTTTTGCGGCGCGCCAGGAACGGGAGCGGGTGCCGCCGACGCCGACACCCGAGGAGTTTCTCCGACGCGAGACGGGTGGCGCGGCCCGGGTGCCGCCCGAGCCGACGCCGGAGGTTGTCGCCCCGCCGCCGGCGCGCATCGAGACGACGGCCGACCGACTGCGCCAGGCAGAGGAGCAGGCAGCGCCCGCACCGGGGCAGCAAGTGACACGCGGCGAGCGTGAGGCCGAACTCAACAAGCAGGTCGGGCCACTCGCCACGCACTTGCTGCAGATCATTGAGCGACGCCCCGGGCTGACGATTCCCGAGATTGTTCGCTCCTACCGCCGGACGCCCCGTGGTCGTGGTCCCGCCACGACGGAGCCGAGAGACGCGATCGGGCGACTCGTCGAGGCAGGCCTGGTCGAGCGGTCCTACGACCCAGAAGGCAATCCACGCTATCGCGCCTCGGCGGCTCCAGCGCCAGCCGCCCGGCCGACCGTACCAGCTGTACCGCCTGTACCAGTTGTACCAGTTGAGGCGACTGAAGCCCCGGCCCCGGAGCCGCTCCGCACCGAACCGCAGGAACCCGCCGGTGGTCGCAAGCCGAAGCGTGGTCGTGGTCCGCACCCCGAAGCGGTGCCGGAGTCGAACCCCAAGTACGCGAAGATGTCGAACGCTGACCTCGAGGCCCGCTGGCTGGAGCTCGTCGACCGCATTGATGCGGCACAGCAGGTAGCGGGCAAGGGGATCATGGGCTGGGCGCGCCGCAAGACGGGCGGCGGCGATTCGGGCAGCGAGGGCGTGGTGAGCGGCACCGCCGTGACGGGCAAGGCCGGGCGAGCGATCGGCACCGTCAAGACGGCGGGCCGGCTGATGGGCGAGGTCGAGCAGGAGCTCCAGCGGCGCGGCGTCACCATCGACGATCTGTACGAGCGCACCGAGGAACGCCGGGGGATGCAGACCGGCGAGCCGAAGCGGCAAGCCTACGGGGCGGTCCCGCTGCCGAGTATGCCCGGCGTCAACTTGCGTCTCGAGGAACCGGCATCGCTGCAGCGGCTACTCGACAGGGCGCGGGCGGCACTCGCCGAGAGTCCGCAGTGGCCTGCCGAGATGCAGCCGTATGCCGAGAAGGTCCGCCGAGACGTGGCGGCGCTGCAGGCCGAACTCGGGCGACGGGGCCAGGTGGGCGAGCCGCAACCGCCCACAGCGGAACCCGAATCAGTCGCCGATGTGCCGGCACCACGCCTGTCTGCCTTGCACAACCTGAGCGCGGAGAACCTAACTGCCGCGGACCGTCTCGGCGGACTGCCCGCGCCGTCGCTTGCCATCGTGCCCGAGCAGCAGGGCCTCGAGGGCTACGGTCCCATCACGCTCATCGGCAAGCGCGAACTCGCCGATCCGACGCAGACGCCGATCTATCCCTCGGACGCCTACACCGGCCGCAATCCGCCACCCGAGTACCCGAAGGTGCGCAGCGCCGTGGCGCAGCGATTCGTCGACCGCCTGCGGCCCGGCACGGAGATTTACGACGAGCGGCACGTCGTTTCGCAGGTCTGGGACGAACTCGTCAACCGGGCGACGGGGCCCCGACCCGCCGAAGTGCAGAGTCTGCTGCGTCGCTCGCTCGCAGCCCGCGCCCTTTATCTCGCAGAGCAGGGGATCGCCGCGAAGCCGCGGATGCGGGCCACGCCGCTGCGCTATCCGCTTTCGAGAGCGCCGGCACTGCGTGATTTCTTCGCCGAGCGTGGTGTCGACCACGGAGCGCGCCCGGGCGACGAGTACTGGCGGGCTCTCAGCGCAGCCGCTCGTGAGGCGGTCGAGCAGCATCTCGTCCAAGAGTACAAGGACCCCGAGCACCGAGCGATCGCCCGGCACGGCGCGATGGAGAACATGTTCGAGGAAGGACCGGAGCCGGAACTCCACTTCGCGCATGGCGATCGCATCATGGACGACCAGGCGCGCATCGGCACACGAGAAGTGGATCGGGGCCGCACGGAGAAGGTGCTGAAGAAGGCGACGCCCAGCGAGACGGGCTTCCACGACTGGCTCGACGAGCAGGTCAAACCGTTGCTTGGCACGCCGTCCGTGCGACTGGGGCGCCGCAAGGTGCCATACACCTTGGAGAATGTCGCGGCGGCGACCGATGTCGTCCCCGGGAAAGAGGGGGGCATGACGTTCGGGCCGGGGGCTGCCCGGGCGGCGATGGCGAGACGCATCCCCGACCTGGCCTGGCTGCGCAACGCGGTCGAGGCGGGCGTGCGGCCGAAGGCCGAAGTCGAGGCGGCGCGGAAGCTGTTCGAGGATGCGCAGGACGAGTGGCGGACGGCCATCGTCCAGTATTACCGCCCGGACGCCTATCGAGGCGGGGCCTTCGGCCAGGTCTGGGAAGGGCTCGACGCCGTGCATCGCGCCATCGGGCGCTGGGGAGCTGCGGCTATGAAGCGCGGACGCACGGCGACCGCCCTGCGTCGCGAGTTGGAGCGCGAGGGGTTTCAGGACGTGCCGGCCGAGCTCGTCGACGATGGCGTGACGATCGCCTCGGCGATCATGGACATGCCGGTCTCGTACTTCGAGGGCAAGCCGCCGCGCCCCGTCCACTTCGACGAATTCGCGGGGGCCGTGATTCCCGAGGACGCCCCCCCGGCCGTGACCGACATTCTCCGGCGCCGCGGCATCCCGTTCCGCACCTACACCGGAGGACCGGAACAGCAGGTGGCGGCCACCCGGGCGTTCCGGCAGGAACTCCATCAGGGCGGGGCGCATACCCTGCTCGAGCCGAAACCTTACGCAGGGATCGAGGCGAACCTCGGCCAGCATACGGCGATCACCTTCGGCAGTGCCGAGCAGGGGAAGGCCGCGGCGCTCGAGGTGGTGCGCGAAGCGGGCCGCATGGCGCAGCTGGAGTTGTTCGGTGAGCCGCGCCCCGTGCCGCTCGATCCCGTCGCCCGCGAGGCGGCGGTGGCTCGTGCGGCGGAGCCGAAAGCTTGGGTGATGATCAAGGGCCAGAACCCCCAGACCCCGCAGGAACTGCACGGCCTCATGTGGCCGTTCCGCAGCCCGGCGACCGAGCGATTCCACTTCGCCTTGCGCGGATCTGACGGCACCGTGCTCGAGCACCAGATGCATTCCAGCGGGGCGATCAACGCGGTGAAGATACGGGAGGACTTCGCCGACGTGCTCATCGCTCGCATGAAGGAAATCGGCGCGCCCGAGGCCGAGTTGATTCACAACCACCCGAGCGGGAACCCGACTGTCTCGGACGACGACATCGCCATCACGGGCTACGTCGGCAAGCGCCTCACTGACGAAGGCCTCCGGCTCCGCGGCCACCTCGTCACTGACGACATCACCGGCACCTACATCAAGCACTTGGGCGACCAGTTTGAGCTCCACCCAGTCACCGTGCCCCGCGAGCCGGACCCGCAGGACTGGACGGCGACCCACGGCCCCGAGGCCAAGGCCGGCGGTATCGCTTATAGCGGTGAGCGATACATCCGCAGCGAGGATGTGGCCGACCTGATCGTGGCGACGAGCGGCATCCTGCCCGAGGGCCGCTTCGACGTGCTGTACATGAACGGCCAGGCCGTGAGTATCGCGCTCGAGCCGCACACGACGGCCGCACTGAAGGACATCGACCGCTGGTTGCCGGAGCGGATCGCGGCGCTCGCCGCCGATCACGTCTACGTCGTCGTGGGTCCCGGCGAAGTGCTCCACCGCGCCACGACGGTACTGCGCGGGGTGCGAGGCGTGAACGACGTGTTCCAAGTCGCGCAGGACGCGGCGACCCAGCGTCCGCGCTGGCTGTCTGCGTATGAGCAGGGGGCGTTCCGCCCCGTCCCCGAAGCGAAGCCGGCCATCGCGCACCAAGTATTCGAGCCGTCGACCCCCTACGGCCCACCGAACGTCCCGCCCGAGACGGGCCCTATCGGCTCGGCCGGCGAGGAGCTCGACAAAGACCTCCCGCTCCCTGAGGCGGCCGGATTGGAAGGTCGGGGCGCGCCGCTCTCCGTGACGCGGGTGGTCGAGGCCCTGCGCGCCGTGTTCAACCCCGAGTCCTTCGGCGAGGTCGCCAAGGCCACCGCCGGAACGATCCGCGCCGGCCGCGCCCGGGGCGCGATGGAACTGACCCGCGCCCAAGAGTCGCTCCGGGCCCTCTCCAAGGCCGTCGGCAGGCTCACCAAGCGCCAGGCGGCGCAGCTGTGGGATGATGTCGAGCACTGGGGTGCGCCAGGCACACGGCTGCGGACGCAGCGCCTCGGCATTCCCCCGGGAGCCATCGACGCCTTCCATGCGCTGACCGCCCAGTACTCGGCGGTCCTCGAGGATCTCGGCATTCTCGAGCCCACCATCGCGCACTACGTCGGGCGCTACTGGAAAGGGACGCCGAAGCAGCAGCAGTCTTTCCTTGCCCGGGTGTTCGGGCGTCGACCGCTGGAGGGGCCGAAAACGTTCGCGAAGCATCGGACGTTCGACGCATTCGCCGACGGCCTGCGCGCTGGCCTCGTGCCGCTGACCTACAACTTCGTCGACTCGCAGCTGCTGAAGTTTGCCGAGATGCAGCGGGCGATCGACGGACGCCGCATGGTGCTCGAGGAACTCCGCGCTGGCCGGGCCAAGAAGGTGATGCTCGGCCAGGAGCCGCCGACTGACGCCACGGGCGAGTGGGTGCGCGTGGGCGACGGACGCGATCCGGCCTTCACGATCTACGGCCCGCGCGAGATGACGGTGGAGGGTGAGAAAATCCCGGTCTTTGGCCGACGCATCATGGGCCACTTCTACGCGCCGCCACAGTCGGCCGCGATCTGGAACAACGCGCTGTCCCGCGGGCTGCGGGGCCACGCGATCTATGATGCCCTGATGGCTCCGGGCCAAGCGGCGGCGCAGATGATCCTCGGACTCTCAGGCTTCCACGGCACGGTGATCGCCCAAGAGGCGATGTTCTCGGAGGCGGCGCTCGGTCGCTTGCCGCAGGCGGGCGTTGTGGCGGTGCGCGGGCCGATCCTCGGCCGTCGCATCATGGAGGAGTACGAGCGGCGCGGCACCCACCCGGAGCTCGCCCGCGTGCTCGACGCGATGATCCAGGGCGGATTCCGCTCGACCCGGCGCAGCGAGTTGTGGGCTGGCGACCGTCGGGCGCGCTTCAAGGCCGCTCTGCGGGATGCCCTGCACGGGGAGAGCCTCGGGCGCCGACTCTCAGGGGCCGTCCGCGTGCCGTTCGATGCCGTGTGGGCGGCGATCGAGGGGGCGTCCTTCCCGACGATGGGCTTCTACGTGCCGCACCAGAAGGCGTTCGCGACCTACATCGCGGCCGAGCGGGCGTTGCGGAAGCTGCCGGCGGGGACGCCGATCGAAGAAGTCCGGCGCGTCATGGGCGACATCGTGAAGGAAATGGACTACCGTTTTGGCCAGGTGCAGTACGAGAACCACTTCATCAACAACGTGGCGAAGGACCTCGCGCAGTTCGTGTTCCTCGCGCCCGGGTGGACGGGCGGCACGCTTGTGCTGGCGGCGCGGGGCGTGCGGCAAGCGGGTCGGTTGGCGCGTCAGGCGGTCGGTGGGGCGAAGAACCTGCCGCCGATCGGGACCTCGAGCTTGCGCTACTGGTTGGCGGCCTTCGCCGGGCTCGCGATCTTCAACGGCCTGCTGACCTATCTGCTGACTGGCGAGTGGCCGGAGGGCAAGGACTTCCTCGCCTTCCGGGATGGAACCAAAGACCGCTCCGGCAACGAGAATCGCTACCGGCTGCCGGGCTACATTATGCACGACCTCTACGCCTGGTCGCACCATCCGTGGCAGACGCTCGGCAACAAACTCAGCCCGGGGCTGCACTGGGCCTACGCGCTCGGGACGAACCGGACGTACTACGGCGACCAGGTATACGACCCGACGGCCGACTGGTCGACGGTGCTTGAGCAGATCGCGGCGTTCACGGCCAAGAGCAACGAACCCATCTCGCTGCAGAACATTGCCGAGGCGCGGCGCCGTGGTGAAACCGGCGTGCTGGGAACGCTGCCGGGGTTTGCGGGCATCAGTCCCGCTCCTCGTGAATTCGTGGCGACGCCGGCCCAGAACCTCATGGCTGAGTTTTCGCGCCGGCAACGTGGTCAGCGCACGCCCGAGGAAGTCGAGATGGGTGACCAGCGATACCGGGTCACGGAAGCCTTCCGCAACGGCGACATCGACTACCAAGAGGCCCAGCGTCAGTTGCAGGCCCTCGGGCTGCGTTCCGGCCAAGTCGCCGACGCGCTGCGCAAGATGCAGGAGCCGCCGCTGATGACGCGCTTCAAGGCGCTGAGCCTCGAGCAGGCGGAACAGGTCTACGCGCTGGGCACGCCCGAGGAACAGCGTCTCTGGATTTCCACCCTGAGCCGCAAGCGGACTGGGGGCGGCGGCGGGCGCAGTGCGCCGCGGGCGCCGCGGATGGCGGCACCCCGGATGCGCCCATGACCCCGCTCCTTTTACCCTGGGCGATCGTGCTCGCCGCCGTCGTGGTCGCGGTGCCCGTCACCGTCTCGCTGTTCGCCCGCCGCCGCCTCGTGACCGGCCTCTCGTTCAACGACCGCGAGTGGATCGCCGGCAAGATCGCCGACATCCAGGGCGACCTCCTTGAGGAGTTGAAGGTCTACCGCGCCGACCAGGACCGCCTCCACCTGCGCCTCGAGAGCCTCGAGGAAGCCGAGCGGCAGCGGCAAGCGCGAGAGGTGCGGGAACGGCGAGCGCGTGAAGCCGGCCACTCGGAGTAAGAATCTTGCCGCGCTCATCTTCGCCCTGGCGGCCGGCCTCGCCGCGCTGCTCGCGAGCTTCATGCAGGAAGGCGACCAGATCATCTTCGTCGTCACTCGAGCGGGGCTCCTGGTGTTCGCCGGCCTGATGGGCGCGCTCTACCGGATTGTGGGCGAAATCACCCGGTGGTCGAGCCGCAAACGCGAGGACGCCGATGCCGACAAGTGAAGCGGAAGCCATTCAGCGTCGCCGACTCCTGAATCGTGTCCTGCGGAAAACGGTTGACCCGCTCATCTCCTGGGCCTTTCACTGGCTCGACCTGAACGATCGGGATGGCCGCCCCAACCACAGCAAGATCCTCTCGACGGTGGCCTTCGGGTTCGGCCTCGTGGGCCTCGCGATGTTCGGCAAGGAGGTGGTCGAAACCTGCGGGGCGGTCCAGCGGCTCGCCAACCTCGCGGCGAAGGGCATCGTGCCGATCAGCGTCGACACGCTGAACCCGCTCGTGAAGTCCTGCGCGCTGATGACCGCCGCGCTCCTGGCCTACGCCGCGCTCGTGTTCGGGATGCCGTTCGGCCTGTCCGGCTTCAAGGTCTGGGCGTCGACGAAAGGCGGTGGCACGGTCGATGCACTGGGCAAGACCGCTGCAACCGTTGCCAACGCTGAGGTCGCGGCCCGTCGCCAGATTGGCGGCGACGTCGAGCCGACCGAATGACGCTGGTCGAGCGAGTCCTCACCGAAGCGCGGCGCTACCTGCAGGTGCGCGAAGTGCCGCTGGGCTCCAACCGGGGAGTGGAGATTGACTACTTCGTGCGCGAGTGTGGCCTCGACCCCAAGGGCGCGTACCCCTGGTGCGCCTGCTTTGTCGGCCAGGTGGGGCGCCAGGCCCTCGGCTATCAATGGCCATGCCCGCGGACCGCCAGCGTAGCGGTACTCGCGAAGTGGGCCGAGCAGAATCACTACCTCGAGCTTTCTCCCGGCGCCGGCGATCTCTTCATCGTCTGGCATCCGGAGCTGAAGCGATTCGGGCATGTCGGGTTCGTGGCGGAAGTTCAGGGGTCTGAGTACCTGACGATTGAAGGCAATGCGGCGCCTCCCGGTGCCGGGGCTACAAGGGAGGGGTGGGGTTGTTATCCGCGTCGCCGTTCGATGCGAGCTGAGGATCGATTTATTCGATGGACCCGTGCAGTCGGAACGTGAGATGAGATCTTGGCGCACCACTCAGAATCCACTCCAGTGGAGTGCGGTTCTTTTTGCTGGCGTTGCACTTACCGCAGGCGGGAAGAACGTTCTCGATGGAGTGCGGTCCCCCTCGTTCAAGTGGGATCAAATGATCGACGCCGCACCTCACGCGCGGAGCTCCCCCGCAGTAAGCACACAGCCCTCTGTAGTGCTGTACAATGGCCAGCCACGCTTTGGCTGTGAGACGGATCTCAACGCCAAATCTGCGAGCCCGTTCCAAAGCAATGTTATGCGCCCATCGATCTGCATTGGCTTGTTTCCAGGCAAGGGCCTTCCGAACCAGCTCGGCCCGGCGGGTTTCTCGATAGCGGAGTTTCTGCGCCAGTACTCGATCCCTGTTCTTGAGACGCAGTTCACGCCGACGCGCCAATTCAGTTTCCCCCAAAGCACGATACCGATCGCGCACCTTCTGCTTGATCTGCTCTCTGTGTTCCAGGTAGTAGGCGTGCGCTTTTTCTGGTGTCCATGCCATGACTGCAATATAGGTTGGGGCGTATTCGCCCGGGAGCGCACGTTGAAGCCCGAGGACCGCTGCATCCGCTGGACGCGGGCGGCCGCATGAGTCGGCTCGGGCGGCTGCTGGTGGGGGGCCTCGTGGTGCTCGTGGGGCTCAGCTGGTGGTACACGCGCTACCAGTCGGACCAGCTCGCCGTGTGGCGCCAGCGCAGCGAGGATGGGCTGGCGCTGGCTGAGGTGTGGCGCCTACGCTCCGATAGCCTCGCGCTCGTGCAGCACGTCCAAGTGAAAACCGTCACAAAGATCCTCGTGCGGGTCGACACCCTGCGCCTGCAAAGCGAGACGCTGCTCGTCCACGGGGACACCGCCGCCGGCCTGGCGGACCTACGCGAGGGGTTCGGCCTCTGTATGGCCGCCACCGACACTCTGATGCTGGCCGTGAGCCTGTGCGAGCAGCGAGTGCAGCTCGAGCGGCGCCGGGGTGACAGCCTGCAGGCACTGCTGCGGGAAGGCCTCAAGGTGTCGCGCCCGCGCCGCTGGGGCTGCACGGTGGGCCTCGGGGCCGTCGAGGGGATCGGCCACGGCCTCGGGGCGGCCGTCGTCTGCGGGCGACACTTCTAGACATATACTGGTATATACTGATATATAGAACGTCTAGCCGTTGACAGCCGTTGCCAACCTGCGTACTTTCCCTGCATGGACAAGCGTCTCTGTGCCTGTGGCTGCGGCAAGCTCGTCCGCTCGAAAAACGCCCGCAAGATGTACCTCAACAAGACGCACAAGATGCGGGCCTGGTCCCGGCTCCATCGTCCTCCTCTCTCTCAGAGGTCCCCCCAATGGCAACGTCCCTTGGCCTAACCGCCGAACAGCTGGCGCTGCGCAAGCAGGGCATCGGCGCCAGCGAAGTGCCCGCGATCCTCGGGCTCGACTCCTATCGCACCGCGCTCGACGTGTTTCTCGACAAGACCAGCCAAGCGGAGCCGATGCCGGAGAACCGCTACACGCGCTGGGGTCATCGGCTCGAGGCGGTGATCGCCGACGAGTACGCCGAGCGGCACCCTGAGGCCACGCTCCGCACATGCGACACGGAGATAGGCCCGGAGCCGTGGATGCTGGCTACCCCGGATCGCCTTGTGATCGGCATGAACTTGCAGCACCCGTCCAAGGAGGCGCAAAGCGAGGAAGTCGGCGAAGGCATTGCGGCCCTGATCCGCGACGCCCTTGGTGCCGAACGGTGGGGTCTTGAGTGCAAGAGCCGCGGCCTCTACAATCGCGACGCCTGGGGCGAGCACGGCACCGACGAAGTGCCGCACGCCGTCGCCGCGCAGTGTCACTGGGGCATGATGGTGTCGGGCCTCAAGCGGTGGGACGTGGCCGTGCTGCTCGGCGGCAACGACTACCGCGAGTACACGCTCCGGGCCGACGCCGCGATTCACGCCGGCCTCTACGAGTCGGTGCGCGCCTTCTGGTTCAACCACGTCCAAGCTGGCGTACATCCGCCCTTCACCGGGGCCGAGTCCGATCACCGCTTCCTGTTCCGCACCTACCCCGGCCACACGAGCGAAATCGTGAAAGCGACGAGCGTCGTCAACGACTGGGCGCGGGACCTGCAGATGATTCAGGCCGACATCAAGGCGCTCGAGGCCCGCGAGTCGCAGCGCAAGGCGCAACTGAAAGAGTTCATCGCGGATCGCATGGGCGTCGAAGGGCCGTTCGGCACGCTGACGTGGAAGCACCAGGACGAGGTGCCGGTGAAGGCGTTCGTGCGCCCGGCGACCCGTGTGTTCCGTAGCAGGTTCGTCGACTAACTCTCTGGAGGTCCGCATGGTCGCCCCAACGCAGGAACCCGTACCCCTGCCCACCGAACCGGGCAGCGCCCTCGCCACCGTCCCCGAGCGCACCCCGCTCGTTGTCGAGACGGCCTCGGTCGCCGTGGCCGCGCAGGCCAAGGCCTCGGTCGAAGCCCGCTACCTCGTCGCGATGAAAAACCCGCGCAGCTGGGACACCGTGCGGCTGCGCATCCTGCAAGCCTGCAAGCGGCTCGGCTTCGCCGAAGGCGCCCGCTACTCGAAGCCCGTCGGGGGCAAGAGCATCGTCGGGCCCTCCATCCGCTTCGCCGAGGAGTCGCTGCGGGCGATGGGCAACGCCTACGTCGAGACGATGGTCGTGTTCGACGACGAGGAGCGCCGCATCGTGCGCGTCACCGTCACCGACCTGGAGTCGAACCTGTCCTACCCGCACGACATCACCGTCGAGAAAACGGTCGAGCGCCAGAAGGTGCGCGAGGGGCAGGAGGTCATCGGCCGACGCCAGAACACCAAGGGCGTCACCGTCTACCTGATCCGCGCCACCGAGGACGACCTGCTCGTGAAGCAGGCCGCGATGGTGTCGAAGGCGATTCGCACCGGCGCGCTCCGGCTGCTCCCCTCGGACATTCTCGAGGAAGCGATGGAGCTCGTGCCCGAGACGCTGCTGAAGGAGGACGCCAAGGACCCGGCCAGCGCCCGCAAGCGCGTGTGCGATGCGTTCTTCTCGATCGGCGTCGAGCCGACGGACCTCGAGGAGTATCTGGGCCACAAGCTCGAGGGCTCGACGCCAGCCGAGATCAGCCTCTTGCGCACGATCTACCAGGCGCTGCGGGATGGCGAGACGACGTGGCCCGAGGTGCTCGAGACGAAAGGGAAGAACGGGGGCTTCAAGAAAGCCGACCGGGGAACGGATGCGTTGCGGGAGAAGATCAGCGCGACGCCGGCGGCCACGGAGCCGCCGTCCCCGGCGGCAGAGCCCAAGCCCAGCAAGAAGGGCAAGGGTGGCGAGCTGCCGTTTGGCGGCCAAGCCGACGACTGACGGGCGCGGGTCCGGCCGGCGCCGAACCGGGTGACCTCATCCGTGGCGCAGCGGGCAGGGGAGCAGGCCGAGGGAATTGCGCGAGGTCTGCTCAAGCCGCCTAACGAGAAAGAGAGCTGGCCGCCCGGGCCCTCGACGCCCACTCACGGGAGAACCGATGGAGAACACGAGCGCATTACCAACCGCCAGAGAGCGTGCCCAGGCGGCCCTGTCGCTTCGAGTCAACGGCGAACTCCCCGAGGAGATCGTGACCGCCGTCGCCGCCGCGATCGACCTCGCCGTCGAGGATGAGACGCGGGCCTGCGCCAAGATCGCCGCCGACTTGGCGACGCGGTTGACGCTGGACGGCCGACACGGCGCGGGCTTCGAGATGGCGGCGGCCATCGGGGCGCGGATTCTCGAGCGCGCCAAACGCTGGCCCGACGAGGGCGCCACGACATGAAGCGCGACCTCCGATGGTGGGAACGCCTGTTCGAGTACCTCGGCTGGCATAAACCCGATGGGCCCGGCAGGTGGAACACGGCCTCATCCTGCGGCTTCGAGTACCACTGCGCGCGCTGCGGGGCGCGGCTGCTGATGGACTCGCGAGGCAACTGGTTCGCGGTGTACCCGTGAGCCCCGTGCGAATGGTCTACCGACCGGCGCGACCGACCGAACTTCGCTTCTGGGTTGGGCTCGCCTTCGCAGGGGCCGCACTCATGCACCTCTTGGGGGTCTGGTGAGCGAACCCCGGCGCATCTCCTTCACGGACCTCTCGGCCATCGGGCCTGGTCGCGTTGTGATCCGGCGGCACTGGGCCAGCGACGGCTGGGGCCTGTTCCTGTTCGTGATGAAGCACGACCCAGCGGTCGGCTACGTGAAGCGCCATCTCACCGTCACGGCCCTCGAGGTGCGCGACGATGAGCCGGGCGGTTTCTTCCCGCCACAGCCCCCGATCTTTCTTGCAAAGGAGCAGGGTGGCGTGCAGGAGCTCATGGACGAACTCTGGCGCGAGGGAGTGCGGCCGAGCTTCAAGGCCGATCTGACGCGCACCGAGGAGCACCTCGCGCATGTCACGCGCCTCTTGGACGACGTGCTGCCCCGGGCGCTGCGAGCGAAAGATGTCTGAACCACATCCCGACTTCACGGCCGCCGACCCGGACCACCAGTGGACGAAGCGTCTTGAGGATCTCGGGCTCTGGCTGCGCGAGCGCAGTTGGAAGCTGCAAGGCTCCTGGGCCTGGGTCGTGCTGCCCCACGGCGCCCTCGTCGGGATGCGCGTCGTGCCCAAGGGCCCGCACGCCTTCAAGAAGCAGCTGCGGATCGCTCGGCAGGGCATGGTGAAGCCCGAGGGCTTCGAGGTCGAAGTGGGCGTGTTTCTGAAGCATCTCGGCTGCGAGCAGTGGGAAGGCGAGGCGCAGGTGGAGCGGTCGCAGGACACCGATCGCTACCAGGGGACGGCGACGTTCCTCGAGCCGGCCGCGCTTGGCGCACACGCGAAGCCGGCAGGGAAGTGTGCGCGCTGCGGGAAAGAGACGGTCCACGATCCGGCCTTCAAAGAGGACTTGTGCGCCGTCTGCGCGACGGTGGCCGGGACCGAGGACACGGAGGCGATGCGACGCGCCCGCGAGCAGTTGAACCTGTAGAACCGTGGGGCGGGCCCGGTGTCGCAAGGGCTCGAGGCCGTCACGCCGGCTGGGTTGGCGAGCTGAGCACTCCCACCGACCCGAACGGCCCCCCGTCGCACGGCTTGCGCGTCTGAGGATTCGGAGCGAATATTGGTGGGGCGAGCAGCCGTCGGGACGGCGACCGCCCGCAGGGAACATGACGATGGGCGCTGGATCGGAGGCGGATTGCCCCCGAGTACGAGGTCGTTTCCGTGTCTGGCCCAGCGCCCAGGCCGGATTTCCGCGACAATCGGCTCGGGGGTTTTCTTATTTTGCGCTCGCACGCCAACTCGCACCGCAACGCCGAAATCACAATGGAGAACCTGCGCGCTCCAACCGGGAAGCGACGGCCGCACTTTGGCCCCGACGTTCCGAGTCAGGTGCGACGCCTACTCTGGATCAAGTGGCTCCGCGCCCAGGCCGCCTCTGAGCGTGAGACGATGCCCGTGTCTCGTGGGATGGCGGCTGAACTCGCCGACCTCCTTGAGGAACCGACGGCGTGACCGCGAGACTCGCCGCAGTCGACACCATGCCCTTCCGGGCTTCGCGTGACCTGCCGGCCGAGGCCAAACTGATCTGGATGGAGGACTGGACGGTGGACCGTCAGGGCGTCGGCAGCTGGCTGACACATGCGCAACTCGGCGTGCGACTCGGGATGAGCGAGAACGCGGTACGAATCCACCGCACCCACCTAGGCGCCTACGGCTTCTACGAGCGCATCAAAATCCCGGGGAAGCGGAGCCCGGGCTGGCGTCCGACTCTCCCTTCCGGTCTGCCACACCTCCACACCGAGCGCCCGACGCCTGCGGCGATCGAGCAGGTGCGTTCTCTGCTGGACGCACACCTCCGAAGTAAACCGCTCCCACAGACCGTTTCAGATGGTGCGGGGGACCATCTTAAACGCTCCAGCAGACCGTTTGAGGCGGTGCGGGGGACCGTTTCGACGGTTCTCTCTACTGCCTTTGATTCTCAAGCTGTGAAACAGCCCTCTACTGCCTTAGACTCTGAAGGCAATAGAGTTAGCTCTATCGAGCAGGGGCAAAAGGCAGTAGAGAACGACGGTATCCAGCCAGTGGAGGGCGCTTTGCGCCGAGGCGTTCTACCCCAGAAACCAGCGTCCGACCCGAACGACGAGTCCGCAACTCACGGCAACGGTCAACCGCAGCGCCGGTTGATCGACGAGCGGCCCAGGAAAGAGGTCGAGGAGGAAGGCTGGACCAAGATCGCCATCGCGAAGCGTGAGGAGAAGCGCCGGCAGGCGGGCCTCACGTGAGCGACCAGCCCGGGCTGTTCGACGCCCCAGAACGGGGTCCCCTCGCTGGCATGTCGCCGATAGGGCGCAAGCGGCACGACGGTTCGGACACCATGCACGCTGGAGCGGAGGCGGTGGCGAAGGCGCTGCCCTCGATGCGCGCTCGGGTCATGGCGCTGTTCCGCGAGAGGGCGGAACTGACCGACCCGGAGCTCGTGGACCTCTACCGAGAACGCTACGGGCCGGGCCTCTACCGGAGCATCGGCACTCGGCGCAAGGAGCTCGTGGACCACGGGCTATTACACGACACCGGGCGTCGCCGGCCGAATCCGATGACTGGGGTCCAGACCATCATCTGGCGTCTAGGGCCGCTGTGAGCCGCAAGTGGGAGGCCGCTGAGCCCGAGCTCACCGACGACCGCTTCCGCGACGTGTTCGGCGGGCCGCTCGACGGTGATCGCATCGCCAAGGAGTACCCGGCCCACCTCGAGGTCTGCGTCGCCGAAGTCATGGACGCCGGGATCATCGGAGCGACGGGCCTCGGGGGCTTGAGCGGCAACCGGATTCCGATCCTGCGCTGCACGATGTTCGCGCCGGGCAAGCGCACCCGCAAAAAACCGCTCGGGCCGGTGCATGTCTACGAGATTTGCGAGGAGGGCCACTACCACCACCAGGGGTGCGCGTGACAACGAGCCTCGTGATCCTCGGCGCGCCCCGCACGAAAAAGACGAGCAACGTGCTCGCCACGGCCGGCGGCCGGCACGTCGTGCTCCCGTCCAAGGCCTGGCGCGACTGGGTGAAGCGAGCCGACATCCAGTGGCCCGACGTGGGCCAGCATGAGGCGTGGTTCGCCAACGGCCCGATCCTCTGCGAGGTCAACTGCTGCGCCCTGTTCTACCGCGAGGCGCTGCGCGGCGATGCCGCCGGCTACTACCAAGGACTCGCCGACCTGCTGGAGAGCCGGGGCATTGTCGAGAACGACAAGCAGATCGTCAGCTGGGACGGGTCGCGGCTCTTGAAGGACCCGGTGCGACCACGGGTCGAGTTGCAGTTGCAACCCCTGCTCGATTACGGCGAATCAGTTGGTGCGGAGGCGTGAAAATGTGCGGTAGGGTTGCCAACCGTCGGCAGCGGTGCTATACTTCAGCACCCCTCTCTCGGAGAGTCCCCATGACCACCCGGACCGTGCGGTGTCGCTGCAAGAACAAGGATCGCCACTTCGGCGTCTGCAAATGTCATAAACACAAAGGCGATACCGTGAGCGAGTTCACGCTGCCCGGATTCACCACAGAGGAAACAGAGGTCCTCGCATCCTTCGGCCCGGACGTGGCCAGTGGGTGGATCACGAGCGCAGAAGCTGAGCAGATCGTTCGCGCTGCCCGCACGGATGTGTGGTGGTGCGCCCAGTGCGATCGCGAATGGACCGTGCCGTCGTTGCCCCACAACCCCATCTGCCCGCGTTGCGGGACGAGCGGCTGGTGGCGGAGGTTCGTCTCATGACCGCCATGTGCAGTTGGTGCCACGAATTCAACGACCTGTCTATCTCGACCGTCTGCGCGGTGTGCGGCCACCGGGCGGATCGGCCCCGCTCAGATTGTGACTGCGAGCAGTGCGTGCCGGGCCTACACGTCGCCGAAGTGGAGGAACAGTCATGACCGCCATCGACCTCGGCAGCTTGAGTCGTCACGACCTCGAGGTGCTGTTCACCTTCGCGCTGGACGCGGGCCTGATCGAGCACGCGCAGGCCTTCGCGACCGAGATGGACCGCCGCGATGTGAACCGGATTACCGACCCCTTCCTCGCGTCGGTGATCTGCGGCGTCTGCGACGGCCACGGCTGCTGGTCCTGCGAGCACACCGGCACGGTGCCGGCGCTATGATGCCCGGGCCCTCTGTCGCCGAGAAGCCCTACGAGGGCGTCGACCCCACGAAGCCCTGGTACATCCTGTTCCTCCACGGGCAGGCCCAGATGTCGAGCCAGGACCGGGAACGCTGTGAGCTCCACGCCACCATCGTGCGGCGCAACATGGCGCGGCGCGAAGGCCTGCGAGCGGCCGAGATGGAGTCCTACGTCACGATCGAGGAAGTGGCCCCGCAGTGGCCGACGAAAGACCGCTGTGAGCGGACCGACGCGCACGAGCCGCACCCCTACAGCCGCGGCTCGCCGTTCATCTGCGGCGGGACCCCTATGAGCGCGAGCCGCTGCGAGCGGTGCCGCCACCTCAAGCATGTGGGGCGCTGCGACCAGCACGAGCCGTGGACCTATGCGCGCTCGCGCACCGGGGCGCCGATTCCCTGTCCCTGCGATGGAGTTTCCTGATGGCGAAGAAGCAGACCTATGCCGCGGTCGCAAAGCGCCGCCTACGGCAGATGCTGCACGACCAGTTGGACGCGCTCCTGAACGGCGAGACGCTCGAGGACGGCAAGACCATCTCGGTGCTCGATTCGATGGTGGTGCGGGCCGTGAACGGCTACGGCTTTAACGTCCGGGTCCACAGCCTTCACCCAGATCAGACGCAGCGGGTGGAGGCGCAGGGGACGGTGGAGCCGGGGGCGGCGGTGGGGCTGGTGCGCGAGTGACGGCCCCCGGTGAGCGGGACCGCCGAGAGCCCAGCGGCAATCGTTTGCGGCGGCGAACCATAGCAGGAACCAACAACCCTGCCGTCCTCGGCGCGGCGAGCCACCGCAACAACGGGAGGTACAACGGGAACGGGCGAGAGTGGGAAACGCGGCCCGATCTGTTCGCGGCACTCAATGCGGAGTTTCAATTCACCCTTGATCCCTGTGCAACGGCAGTAAACGCCAAATGTTCGCGCTACTTCACGGAAGCGATGAACGGCCTTGCTCAGTCATGGATC